ACAAAGAGATGAATCAATCTCAAATAGATGCTGTTGATAATAGTTATCTTCGCCAATCTGACCCAAGAATGCCCGTTCTAAATCCAGAACGCACAACAAAAACTTCGTTTGGTAAGTAACCTTTGTGGGGCGCTTACCATTGTTAAAATGGCTTGATTAGAAGGAGAGAGATATGTCTTCAGCAGCCGCTCCCTTCGGTCTGCGCCCGATTGGTCGTTTAGACAGCGGTTCTCTTGAGGCTTTCCGCCAGTATCCTATCGCTTCAGGATATGGTACTGCGATTGCAACAGGAGATATCGTACAGCTAGTTGACGGTGGAACCGCAACTACAATCGAAAAGCAGTCCGGTACAGGGGACACATCAACCGCAATTGATATGGTTGGTGTTTTCCTTGGGTGTTCGTACACAGATCCGAACACTAACCAAAAGACGTTCAGCCAGCTATATCCAGCAAGCACAGCAGCTTCTGATATTATGGCGTATGTCGTAGATGATCCTAACGTCTTGTTCACCATCCAAGCTGATGGTGCGCCGACAAACACAGGTGATGTTTATGGCAAGAACACAGCCCTTATTCAAACCGCTCCAAACACTTCGCTGAAGATCAGCCGTGTTGCATTGGACATCTCGGAGATCGGAACAGATCCCCAGCTTCCAATTCGCATCATCGACTATCTTGGCGGTGATCAGGGCGATGAAAAGGGTACGTCTTTCCCTGTTCTGGTGTGTAAGTTTAATTACCATCAGCATTCATCAACAACTGGCTCAGCGTAAGGAGTAGAAAATGGCTATTACACGCGCACAACTCCTGAAGGAGCTACTCCCCGGTCTTAACGCATTGTTCGGTCTTGAGTACGAAAAGTACGAAAACGAGCATGCTGAGATCTACGAAACGGAGAACTCAGAGCGTAGCTTTGAAGAGG